AAGGCGAATTAAAAAGACGAGGTATTGATTTAATTTCATTTAGAGCAAAGAGGCCAATAGGATGATTAACTTTAAACAATTTATTTCAGAAGACTGGCAGAAAGTAAATAAATCTGATAATACTGATGGACTCTCACAAAAAGCTGTTGATGCTTATCGTAGAGAAAATCCAGGTTCTAAATTACAAACGGCTGTGACAAAAGACCCTAAAAAATTGAAAAAGGGTTCTAAATCAGCAAAAAGAAGATTATCATTCTGCCGTAGAATGAAAGGTATGAAGAAAAGATTGACAAAGCCAGAAAACGCTAGGGATCCAGATTCAGCGATTAATAAGGCATTAAGACGATGGAATTGCTGATAAGTGACACAATATAGCACACAGACAAATGATTTTTTAAATAACAATCGTAATATTTACGAAGTTGTTTATACAGCAAATGGTGCTAATGGTGATATAGTATCAACAGATAATAGATTACCAGTTGATGCAGTCATTAAATATGGTAGTTCAAATACTGTCAGTAGTGGTAATTGGGGTTTAGATGTAGCATTAGGAAATATACCAGGTTATAGTAACATTCATAAATTTGGTGCTGCTCCTTCTATGTCACAAAACCAAACAGGCAGTGTTTGGGATAAAGATGATACAATATATCCATGGAGTGCATGGGATACAGCAGGTAATGTAACAATAGCAACAACCGCAGTAAATGGATCAACATCAACACTTGATAATGGTCTATCTGTTACATTAGTTGGTTTAGATGATAATTATGAAGCTGCAACTGAAACACTTACGATTAGTGGTTCAAGTGCAACAGGCACTCAAGTGTTTAAAAGATTATATCGTGCTTATGTAACAGATGGTGCGAGTTCTAATCAAACGCAGATAAGAGTATCTCGTGGTGCAACAGAAGTATTGAGAATTAACATTGGCAAATCTCAAACGCTAATGGCAATTTATACTGTTCCTGCTGGTTATACTGGTTATTTGTTACAAGGAACCGCTTCAGTTCAGTATGGTGCTGATGCAACGGGTGATATGTTTGTAAGATATTTTGGCCAAGATACATTTAGAGTTGGCCACAGTTTTGAGGTTTCAGGTGCTGGAGGACAATACATTTATCCTTTCAGTGTGCCAGTGGCGATACCTGAAAAATCCGATATTGATGTAAGAGTAACTGTTCGTTCTAATAACGCTAGAGTTACGGCTGCATTTGATTTATTGCTTATACAGAATTAAAATAAAAGGAGACTATAAATGTCAGATAATAAAACTTTAAGAGCTGTTGCAGATGTTGCTCGAAGCATTATGGTGGGAGAAGCCTTAAAGGGTGACCAGCATAAAATCGACAAAAACAAAAACAACAAGATTGATGCTCATGATTTTGAAATGTTAAGAAAAGAAAAGGACATCAAAGAGGAAAAAGTTGAATGTTCTAAATGTAATGGTAAAGGTTGTGAGCATTGTGACAACAAAGGTTATCACATGGAAGAATCTGGTGGTAAAGACCATAAAGTGAAAAAAGAAGATAAATGTCCTGTTACAGGTGAAGATGAATGTAAATGTGAAGAAGTTGAACAATTAGATGAAAAAACACCAACAAGACAACAAGTGAAACAAGCAATTGGTATTGCTCGTGACAAACGCTATGCTGGTGGTAATATGACAGGTGCAGTTAAGGCTATGAATAAAATTAACAAAGGCCTTGCAGGTCATCCAAAAGTTTCTGATGAGTTAAGAAAACAAAACGAAGAAACTGAACAACTTGATGAATATAAACCACATGAAAGTGGCGTTACTCGTATTCAAGGTCGTGCTTATGGTGCTTCTAAACCAGAAAAACACGCAGTTGATACGATGAAAGGTCCAACTAGGAAGGAACTAGAAAAAATGGATAAGAAAAAACCATTCAAAGAAATGTTAGAGTTGTATGCTGAAAAAGGTTTAAAATCATTAGCAGAAATGACAATGACAGAAGAACCTGACCAAGAGACTTATGAAAAAGAAGTCACTAAGGCTAAAAAGAAAGCAACAGAAAAGAAAACACCCGAAGAAGAAGCTGGTGTAGCAAAAGCTGCTGTTCAATCAGTTAAAATTGAAGAAGAAGTTGAGCAAATCAATGAAAGACCTATGACTGATGCTGAAATGGCAAAGCGTGAGGATATTGTTAAAGGTATGAAAAAAAGTCTTAATGGGTTTAAAGATAGATACGGTGATAAAGCAAAACAAGTAATGTATGCTACTGCTACTAAACAAGCGATGAAAGAGGACGAGGAATAAAAAAATGTCTAAACGATTCAGAGAATTATCACACAAACTAACTGAAGCTCAGGCGGTTGTTGAAGAAGGAAACAAACCAACCAATCCTGAACTTTGGGCTCGTGCTAAATCAATGGCTAAGAAAAAGTTTGATGTTTATCCGTCCGCATATGCAAATGGTTGGGCATCAAAATGGTATAAGTCAAAAGGTGGCGGTTGGAAGACGGTCAGTGAAGAAGTAGAACACCTAACAGAGTTATCACCTAAAACTTTAGGTTCATATGTTAAGAAAGCATCAAAAGATGCTTCTGACCATTCTTTTGACCATGGTGATGATGAACATCGCCAATATGGAACTCCAGGTCATGATCCTGATGCTGATAAAGATTTGGAAGATAGAGAACGCAAAATTCAAAATCGCCAAAAAGGTGTTAATACAGCTACAAACAAATTAGTTAAAAAAGCTACTAATGAAGAAGCAACCTATACTGAAGCTGTTGTAAGATTGAATCCAAAATCATTCTTAAAAGTAAAAGGTCCAAGTTCAGCTTATGATGCTGGTTATACAGCTGCTAAATCTGGTAAAAAATATGGCGAGAATCCACATCCTAGAGGTTCAAAAGAACATTTAGATTGGTCTAAAGCACATAACACAGCTCGTGCTAATAAAATTCATGGCGAGGAAGTAGATTTAGAAGAAGGTCATTATGAAGTGGTTTATAAACACCCACAATATAAAAACCATCGTGCTCATGTAATCAAAGCAAAAAATGAGAAACACGCAGAATCTAAATTTTTAAGTTATGGTAATCCATATCAAGTTAAAAGTGTGAGAAAAGTTCAAATGAAAGATATTGATGAAGAAGTAAAACAAATTGATGAAATTTCAAAACAAACTGCTCATAGTTATGTGAAAAAAGGTATGAGTAATCTTACCGGTATGGCTGCTGACCGTGCTTTAACAAAAGACAGAGCAGAAAGAGATGAACTTAATCGTAAGATTAAAAATAGAAAACAAGGTTTATCTCAAGCTGTTAATAAGTTAGCAAAAGAAGATGCTGAAATACCCGCTCTTATGAAAAAACCTGTTGAAGAAGGCTATTACAAAACTCAACAGATTAATAAAATGGAAGATGAGAGATTAGCAAAACAGAAAAAGGCTTCAACAGGTTTTGCGAAAGGTCCGCATCCTGACCTTCTTAAAAAGGCCAGAGAATGGGATAAAAAACATCCTCTTCCAAAATGGCAAGATAAAACACCTAAGGGTTATGGTCCAAATGAAGAAGTTCATCCAGATACCTACAAGGCACAATCTGTTTATGATAATGCTCACAAAGCTGCTACTAAAAAAGGACACAGTGAAATGGAAGCACATAAACAAGCCTCTGCTGTGATGAAAAAGAAACATCCTGGTTTTTCAGCAACAAGAGGTGAAGGCCAAGTTTATAAAGAATCAGCTGCAGACCGTATGTTAAAGTTGCTTAAACAAAAACAATCCGAGAAAAATTGGGCATCTAATATTAAAGTGCCTGATTATTCACAAGTAAAAAGAAAAGAACCTATTGACTTAAGTAAAGTGAATACGGTTAAAGAAGCATATAAAAATGCTAAAAAGAAAATGAAGGAAAAGCCCGAAACATTTCAGGCTGAACCAGAATTGAAATCGGACATTAATAAAGATGTTCAATAATAATTAATATTGAGTGAAAACTAAATACATTATAATTTAAAAATTTAAATTAGGAGAAAAAAGATGGCTTTATGGTCAAACACAGATGCTAATACAAGTGTGCCTAAGTCCGCACCTTCATTAGTTAATCTATCAAACACACAGGCAAATAGTAATTTGCTTTATGCCAATACAACAACCGGTGCCTTTATCGCTGGTGCTAAAAAAGGTGTATTTGGTGTTGATACAACAGAACAAGGCGTTGCAAATAATCCAAAAGGCGGTCACGCAGGATGGGTTATGAGAACAGAAGGCACAGGTGGTCGTTCAGGTCGTGTTCACATCGAAACTTTAGTTGCAATGGGTTCTATGACTGGTGATGGTGGTGCTGTTGCTAACGATGATGTAACATTTGCAGATAGTTAAGATATATGAGATTCAGACAATATTTGTCCGAACTCTATAACATAGATCAAGGACAGGCGGAAAAGAAACACGAACCAACAAATGAGGGTTCGTCATCCATTTCTAATCCAAAGATTAGAGCGGAGATTAATCTACGCCTGCTAACCCAATTGGGTTTTTTAAGAAGTTTTGTAGGTAACCATCTTACTCCACATTCTGGCATACAAGCGATTCGTAAAGTGTTGCATGAGTTTTCATTAGACTTACCAGCACTTTACGATATCGATCCAGAGGGTGATGAGTTAGCTATAGAACTTGACCAGTTTGGTCATGTTTTTAATTATGATGAAACCAATGAGTTTGGAAAAACTGACGAGGTTTCAAAAGATCCACAAGTTCATTACATTTATATAATATACTACTTGGATGATAGAGGACAATATGATTTTCATGCAGAAATTGTCGATGAAGAAGGTTTAGATTATATTATCAATGATGATGAGGAAGATGACGAAGATTTAGAATAGAATGTTATTTAATGATTTGAATAATGATAATGTGATGATATATGCAGTTAAAGCTTATGATAAACCAAATTGTATTATGAGCGAATTTAAAGATGATATGAAAAGATTCAATTATCTTAAAAGACTGTTTAAAAGATATCGTAGTTTAGGTGAAATAAGAGAACGATTGGTGATAAATCATTTAGTTGTTCTTTGTAATGTTTTTACACCAGAAATAGCAACAAGGCTGTTATTTTATAAAATGGCAAAAGAAGATTACTCGGTGTTGAAAACATACTTAACCTTTTTAAATGTTATGCCAAATTATGTAAGAGGCATTAAAGGTAAAGATATAGTTTCATCTGAAATACCATTAGACATTACAATAGTTAATTTGTTAAGAACAATAAAATGATAAAAGAAGAAGAAAATCCAAGAAAAATGTATCATAAACATTTTGTAAAGGCTATGAAGGCCATGCCTGGAAGCCAAATACAAGCAAAACATAAAGCTGAAATGGAAAGATATAAAAAAATGATGGGTAAATCATTTATTGATCAAGTTGCACCTAAAAAAATGGCCAAGTTTGATAAAAAGATTAAAGAAGATGCACCAACCGTAAATGTGGGTGGTGGTCAAGTGGCAGGTTTGGGTGTTGGTGCTCAAGGCGAACCCGGTATTAAAAAAAGAAAAAGACATGAAAGAGGTCAATTGTTACCATTTTATGCCTTTGTAAGGAGAAGAACAAAATAATGTTTGGTATTGGTGGAGTGATTAAAATCGTTGCTATCTTAATTATTGTTTTAGTGCTTGCAGGAGGTTTTTGGCATATTTCAAATCTAAAAGCAAACCTTGCAATATCAGAAGCTAATAATGCTAAGTTAGAAGATGGAATTCAAAAGCAAAAAGAACTTGTTGAATTAATGCAACAAGACATTGAACAAATTCAACATATCAATAGAGAATTACAAGATGTTAATACTAAAAATCAAGAGCAGTTAAAGCAACTGACTGATAAATTTAGTGTTAATGCAAAAGGTGAAAAAAGAGATTTTGGTGCAATTGCAGCCTCAAAACCAAAATCAATTGAGAGATTGGTTAATCGTGGAACACAAAATGTAGTTAGATGTTTAGAACTATTGACTGGCGCTTCACATACTGAAAAAGAATTAAATGCTAAATTGACAAGTGAGACTAACCGTGAATGTCCTGATATCGCAAATCCGAATTTTATTCCTACTGTTCCTACTAATTAGTTTAACGGGTTGTGCCACCTTTAAGTTATGGGGTGACGATGATGTTGAACCAATAGAGATACAGACAAAGGCTGTTGAAAGAACACCACTCAATCTGCCTGACCCACCATCTATAAAACCAAGAACACCAACATGGTATGTGGTTACACCAGAAAATGTTGAAGAGGTGTGGGCTAAACTGAAAGAACAAAATGCAGATTTGGTTTTATTTGCTGTCACTGATGATGGTTACGAGGAACTATCAGTTACAATGGCGGAAATAAGAAACTATATAAAAGCACAAAAAGTAATTATTGTAAAATATAAAGAATACTACGAACCAGAGAAAAAGGAAACAAAGTGAAACAATTTTTAATTTTATTACTATTTTTACCATTATTTGCCTTTGCTAAAGATAAAGATGGTGTAACCTATGACTATAAAATAACACGAGTGATTGATGGTGATACTGTGGCTTTTGAAGCGCCCTTTTTACCTGACCCATTGAAAAAAGAATTGAGTATTCGTGTATATGGTGTTGATACACCAGAAAAAAGTTGGCGTGGTCAATGTGATAAGGAAAAAGAACTAGGTGAGGCTGCATCAAAATTTACAAAAATGGTATTAAAGAAAGCCACCCATGTTCAGGTTGTAATTATGGATTGGGATAAGTATGGTGGTAGAGTTTTAGGTGATGTTCTTATTGAAGGTAATAGTTTAAGAAAATTATTAATTGACCAAGGTTATGCCAGAGAATACTATGGCGATAAAAAGGAGAGTTGGTGTAAATGAAAAAACTAATAATCACACTATCAGTTTTATTATTATCTAGTTGTGCGGCTTGGGACGCATACAACATGGCCAAATTTGATAATAATGAATACTATTTAATCAACAAAATTCATACTAATGCTGTTTTAGGTAAAGAAGAATGTGGTAATCCAAAGGTTAAGTATTATGTTGGTAATATTTGGAGACATTCAAATGAGTTTGCAAATTACTCATCATCAATACCTAATAATGAGGAAACCGTTACAATGTCCGTTGCATTGTTGAAAATCACAAAAGGTTTAAATGACAAGTATGAAAAAGAGGACAATGTAAGCAAACATTACTGCGAAGCTAAATTTGAATCAATTAAGAAAAATGCAGTAACCATTCAAAATGTAGTTGGAGGGAAACCACGATGAGTTTAGAAGAACAATTAGAAGAATTACTTAAGTCTGATAATACAAGCGTAACTGATTTTGTAGTTGAAGCACAAAACTATAAAGATATGTTTGATGCTAAAGAAATCACACATGATGAATACAAAGAATTATTATTAGATTTAGAAAATACAAAAGTTATTGAAGCAGCAGCCGGTGATTTGAATGTTAGAACTAAATTAAATGAATTAATTTCAACTATGATTACTGTTGGTTCTCTAGTGGTTTAATTTAGGAGAAAACATGGGAGAAGATATTAAAAAAGCTGGATTCCATCCAGCAGACACCAATGGTGATGGTAAGGTAACCAAAGCTGAACAACAAATGTACCTAGAGTTTAAGCGTAAGCGTTTAGAAGATGAAGATGCTATGCGTGATGCTCAACGAGTAATGACATGGTTTGCTTTGTTTGGTATGTTACTTTATCCATTCGCAGTTGTTCTTGCACAATTGGTTGGTTTAGACGGTGCAAGTAAAATTCTAGGCGATATGGCCGCAACATACTTTGTTTCAGTTGCAGCTATCGTTATGGCGTTTTTTGGTAAAACTGCATACGAAAGTAAAAATAATACAGACAAATGAGCACATTAGAAGAAACAACAACCTCGGAAGAAATTAGATGTAAGAACTGTAAGTGCAAAGCACATTGTGGTATTACTTGCATGGAATGTTGGGAATGTAATGAATGTTCATGTGTCATTTGTGATGAAGAATAATGCCTGAAGAGAAAATAAACAATCTTAAATTAGATGTTGAACTGCTCAAACGAGATGTTGAGCAGTTTGACACCATTTGTGATAGGATTACAGCATCTATTGAAAAATTACAAGAGGCTAATCAAAACCTTGTAAAGATGATATCATTACACGAACAGCGCCATGACCAACACGAAAAGATTGAAGAAGATTTAGATGATGATGTAAAAGATTTACATTCCAGAATCACCACACTTAACCGTGAGATACATGATAGAATTGACCAAGTAGAACATCATATCACTCAAAGAATAGATGAACTTCGGTCAGATTTAATGAAACACAAACAAGAAGATAGAAACCCTTTTGTCAAATGGGCAGATATTGATAAAGTCAAATGGTTTTTAATTGGTGTTGTTTTAGCCATTGGTTTTTTATTAGGTAAAATTGATATCTTTTCCTTAATTTAACTTGACAATATATTTCATTTGTGATATGGTTTCACTATGTCACTCATTATAGATTCCAAATATACAAAGATGATTTCTTACCGCTTGAGAAACTTCAAGCAAAAGAAAGATTATCTATTCAACTTTTCTTGCCCGTTCTGTGGCGATTCTGCCACAAACCAAAGAAAGGCCAGAGGTTATGTCTATCAAAAAGGCAATAATCTATTCTATATGTGCCATAATTGTAGTGCAGGTACGAATGTCGGCAATTTAGTCAAATTTGTGGATCCATCTCTACATAAAGAGTATATCCTAGAACGATATAAGAATGGCACACAAAGAACTAAAAACTATAAAAGAAAAGCCATAGATATACGACCACCCAAGTTTGATAAAGTAGAAAAACAAAAGGTGTTTGACCATGCAGAATGGTGTAATCAATTGCCTGATAATCATTGGGTAATTGACTATATAAAAGGTCGAAAGATACCAAAAGAACATTGGGGTCGATTACTGTTTGCACCAAAATATAAACAGTTCATTGATAATCTTGTTCCAAACCATGATAAGCAACTACTGGATGACGCCAGGTTAGTTATACCTTTCTATGATGAGTATAACAATCTAGTTGCTGTTTCCGGTCGTGCCTTAGAGACTGGTGACAAACTTATTCGTTATGTAACTATAAGAACTGTTGAGAGTGATAAGAAACTTTTGTATGGTTTAGATAGAGTTGATTTATCCAAGACTGTCAAAATTGTTGAAGGACCTCTTGATAGTCTATTCTTAAGTAATTGTGTGGCTTCAGCGGATGCTAATTTATTTTTAGCGTCAAAAAGCATTGAATGTGCTAGTAAAGTGCTGGTGTTTGATAATGAGCCAAGAAACAAAGAAGTCGTCAAGTTAATAGAGGATGCAGTCAATTCAAACCAAAATGTAGTCATTTGGCCGAAAAAACTATCTGGCAAAAAAGATATAAATGATATGATTTTGTCCGGTATGGCCGTGGATGAGATAGAAAAAATTATAAGTAGTAATACCTTCTCTGGTTTGGAGGCAAAGACAAATCTAGTATATTGGAAAAAAGTATAATATGAAAATTAATTTAGTGAGTTTTTCTAATTCTGCCATCGAAGATGCAGACAATATTACTGATTTGGTAGCTTACTGCGCTAGGGTCTCGAATCCCGGTAATCAGAGCAATAAAGAAACCAGCGAGAAGTTGATTCGCTACTTGATTAGTCATCAACACTGGTCTCCGTTAGAGATGGTACATATGTGTCTTGAAATAGAGACAACCCGAGATATCGCAAGACAAATGTTGCGACACCGGTCCTTTTCATTTCAGGAATTCAGTCAAAGATATGCTGATCCTGTGAAAGAACTTGACTTTGTGGTTAGAGAAGCCCGACTACAAGACACAAAAAATAGACAAAATTCTATTGATACTGATAATGAATATATAAAAGAAAGATGGGAACAAGAACAACTTAAAGTTATTCAAACTTCCAAAAACGCATATCAGTGGGCAATAGAAAATGGTATTGCAAAAGAGCAAGCTCGCTCTGTTTTGCCCGAAGGTAATACTGTATCAAAATTGTATATGAATGGAACATTAAGAAGTTGGATCCACTATATACAACTACGAGCCGCAAACGGAACACAAAAAGAACACCAAGAAATAGCATTCGCCTGTGCAGAGGTCATATCCAAAGTGTTTCCAATGGCAAAAGAATTTATATAAACTTGTTTTAAATTATTAGATTTGGAGTATTTAATGGACAACTTTGTTCATGGTATCAATGTAGATTACACACGAGATTCACTATTTGACCAACTAGGTCTCAAAAGATTAAAAGAAAGTTACATGAAAGATGATGAGAATTCTCCACAAGAAAGGTTCGCTTATGTATCAAGTGCTTTTGCAAGTAACAAAGACCATGCTCAACGGCTTTACGAATATAGTTCTAAGCATTGGTTGTCTTATTCTACTCCTATCCTCAGTTATGGCCGCAGTAAGCGTGGTCTGCCTATATCTTGTTTTCTACCCTATCTTGATGATTCGGCAGAAGGTCTGGTTGAAACACTATCAGAAGTAAATTGGTTGTCAATGTTAGGTGGTGGTGTCGGTATTGGTATCGGCATCCGTTCATCAGATGATAAGTCTGTTGGTGTTATGCCCCACCTTAGAACATATGATGCTTCTTCATTGGCTTATCGTCAAGGAAGAACAAGGAGAGGTTCCTATGCGTGTTACCTAGACATATCTCATCCAGATATTGAAATGTTCCTAGAGATGAGAAGGCCAACAGGTGACCAGAATATGCGATGCCTGAATCTACATCACGGTATCAACATCACTGATGATTTTATGCGGATTATTGAGAGGTGTATGATTGATGCTGATGCAGATGATTCATGGCACCTCAAAGACCCACACACCGGTCTAACAAAAGAAATTGTATCAGCAAAAGAACTTTGGCAACGCATACTTGAAATTCGTATGCAGACTGGCGAACCCTACTTACATTTTATTGATACATCAAATGATAAAATGCCACAATGGCAAAAAGATTTAGGCCTGTCAATCAGACAATCTAACCTTTGTTCTGAAATCATTTTACCAACCAACGAAGAACGAACAGCTGTATGTTGTCTATCTTCTGTTAATTTGGAATACTATGATGATTGGAAAAAAGATGAATTGTTTTTAAAAGATGTTGCTGAAATGTTGGACAATGTGTTACAACATTTTATTGATAACGCTCCTGACCAGGTTGCACGAGCAAAATATTCAGCTACACAAGAACGAAGTATTGGAATTGGTGCATTAGGTTGGCATGCCTATCTACAAAAGAATAATATTCCATGGGAATCAGCACAGGCTGTTGGTAAAAACAAACGAGCATTTGAACACATACGAACCAAATTAAATGAAGCAAACAAAGAACTTGGTCGTAAAAGAGGTTCAGCGCCCGATGCCAAAGGCACAGGTAATCGCTTCTCACATTTAATGGCGATTGCACCAAATGCTTCATCAAGCATTATTATGGGTAATACATCACCAAGTATTGAACCCTATCGTGCAAATGCTTATAGACAAGATACGCTATCTGGTGCTTATCTAAACAAAAACAAATTCTTGGATAAGATTATTAAGAAAGCTTGTGATAATGATGGTAAATTAGATTACAATGAAATCTGGTCATCTATTATTGCAAACGATGGTTCAGTTCAACATTTAGATTTACTTGACGATTGGCAAAAAGATGTATTTAAAACAGCAATGGAACTAGATCAACGCTGGGTAATACAACATGCAGCTGATAGACAAGAATGGATTGACCAAGCACAAAGCCTAAATGTATTTTTTAGACCTGATGCTGATATAAGATATATTCATGCTATACACTTCTTAGCATGGAAAGCTGGTTTGAAAACCATGTATTATTGTAGAAGTGAAAAGATTGGCAAGGCCGATAAAGTCGCCAAAAAAATTGAAAGAGAAGTAATTAAAGAAATTGATTTAACACAAATTGCACAGGAAGAAACCGTGTGTATTGCGTGTGAAGGATAAATTTAAAGGAGAATAACTATGGCAAAATCTGCTATACGATTTACAGCATCTTGGGATACCATAGGTGCAACACTTGCTGAAAATGTTACAACAGCTGACAGTGAACTTTCCGTTTCGGTTGTTGATATTGATGAAAATTCAGCAACAGCTGAAACATACAATGTAACACAAATTCCAACTTTTGTATTATTGGAAGATGGCGTGGAAGTTAATAGATTTGTTGGTATGAAATCCATACCAGAGATAAATGATTGGTTAAATGGATAAGAGGAACTAAATGAGCAAAAAGATTTTAAAGTTTGCAGCTTCTTGGTGTCAGCCATGTAAAATGCTGAGCAAGACAATTGCAGGAATGGAAATAGAAACACAAATTGAAGAAATTGACATTGACGAACAGGAAGAATTAGCAATACAGTATCAAATTCGTTCAGTACCAACTCTAGTTATGTTAGATGATGATAAAGAGGTAAAACGAGTAACAGGTATGCAATCATCAACACAACTGGAGGCATGGATAAATGGCTAAAGATGAAGTTAATCTACTTAAAGAACGAAGCAGTTTTAAACCTTTCTACTATCCTTGGGCATATGATGCCTGGTTAAAACACGAACAGTCACATTGGTTACATTCAGAAGTTCCAATGGCAGAAGATGTAAAAGATTGGAAAAATAAACTCACACAACCACAAAAACATTTTCTGACGAACATCTTTCGTTTCTTCACACAAGGTGATGTTGATGTTGCTGGTGGTTATGTAAAGAATTATCTTCCATATTTTCAACAACCAGAAGTTCGTATGATGCTATTAGGTTTTGCTGCTCGTGAAGCACTTCATGTTGCCGCTTATTCTCATCTGATTGAAACTTTAGGTATGCCAGAATCCACATACAACGAATTCCTAGAATATGAAGCGATGAAAAACAAACACGATTATGTGTTAGACATTAGCTCAAGAAATGGTGATAAACAATCCACTGCTACTCATATTGCTGTGTTCTCTGCCTTTACGGAAGGTATGCAATTGTTTTCATCATTCATTATGTTATTAAACTTCCCACGCCATGGTTTAATGAAAGGCATGGGTCAGATTGTGACATGGTCTATTGTTGATGAAACCATGCACACCGAAAATATGATTAAATTGTTCCGAACATACATAGAGGAAAATAAATCTATTTGGAACGACACTTTAAAGTCTCGTATATATACTATTGCAGAGAAAATGGTCGAACTTGAAGATAAATTTATTGATTTAGCTTTTGAAATGGGTGACATGCCTGATTTGACTGCCGACCAAGTTAAACATTATATTCGTTACATTTGTGATAGACGACTTATTTCATTAGGCCTAAAAGGGGTGTATAAGGTGAAGAAGAATCCACTCTTATGGGTTGAAGAAATGATTAACGCACCTACCCACACCAATTTCTTTGAGAACCGTGCCACTGATTATGCAAAAGGTGCTTTGAAAGGTTCTTGGGAAGATGTTTGGGGTCAGGCTGCATAACAAGGAGAAAATATGTTAGATTTAGTATCAAAAGTATCTTTTTTAAAAGATTGGGTAATGGCTCGCTGGGCTGAAAGAACATCATGGGACGGTACAGTTCTTATTGCCGTTGGTGTTTTAGGCTTACTTGCCAGTCCATTAGTTAAACTTGCATCATGGGTAGCCGTTGGTTACGGTGCATGGACTCTTTGGAAAAAAGAAGATACCAAAAAGAAAAAATAATATATGATAACCATTGAACAATCTGCCACCGATAAAATCATAAACCTTATCCAAGACGAAGAAGACAAGGATAAAATAAAAGGTTTAAGATTATTTGTTGAAGGTGGTGGATGTTCAGGTTTTCAATATGGTTTCACATGGGACCAAGAAATAAATGAAGATGATTTCGTGTTTGATTTAGAAGGCACGGAACTTAAAGTTATTGTTGATGCTATGTCATCACAATATCTACAAGGTTCAACTATCAAATATACCAAATCAATGATGGCTGAACAATTTGAAATTAAAAATCCAAACGCTTCTTCAAAATGCGGTTGTGGTTCTAGTTTTGCAGTATAGGAGTTAAATGGCTTATTCAGATAAAGTTTTAGACCATTACGAAAATCCAAGAAATGTGGGTTCATTGGATAAAAATGATCCAACTGTTGGTACTGGTATGGTTGGTGCTCCTGCCTGTGGTGATGTAATGAAGTTGCAGATACAAGTCAACGATGAAGGAGTTATCACTAATGCGAAGTTCAAGACTTACGGCTGTGGCTCAGCGATTGCAAGCTCGTCTCTTGTCACTGAATTACTCAAGGGAAAGACGCTTACAGAAGCAGAAACAATTAGAAATTCAGCAATCGCAGAAGAACTATCTCTGCCACCTGTTAAAATCCACTGTTCAGTTTTGGCGGAAGATGCGATAAAATCAGCAATACAAGATTATAAAAAGAAACAAAGTCAAAAAGACCTATCTATACCAGTTGTAGGAGTATAATGAAAACACTTGACCATACCTGTCATAATTGTCAATCTGAGTTTGCAATTAATTATATAGAAACTGTATGTGAATCTGACCCATCCTTTTGTCCATTTTGTGGTGAATACTTGGTGCTTGATGAGGACCTAAATAAAAGTATGAACAACACTTATGGAGAGGATGAGGAAGAATATTGAGTTGGACATATAATGGTAAAGAATTTACTGAGGAACACATTGGCGAATATTTTGGTATCGTTTATCTTATAACAAACCTACAAACAGGCCGCAAATATGTTGGCAAAAAGTTTTTCACACAGGCAGCTCGCCGACAAATCAAAGGCAAAATAAAGAAAACGAGAAAACCGTCCAATTGGTTATCATATTGGGGTAGTAATAAAATACTCCAAGAAGATGTAGAAAAACAAGGTGAGGAAAAATTCACACGAGAAATTTTACATTTGTGTAAAACAAAAGGTGAATTATCTTATTGGGAAACATACGAAATATTCAATCGTCACGCTTTAAGAACTGATGAATACTATAATGATTGGGTTAGTTGTAAAGTAAGAAAGAACCACCTTGAGAAGAAGCCGGATTCTATTAGGTTTGCTCCTAAACTTAAACGCTCACAAAATACAAGACCTTATCATTGAATGGACTTAGATAAAGAAACAATACCTTTTTGGTATGATGTTGATGAATATACACCAAGGGTGATTATATATAAAAAACCACCTGAACCAATATATTTAATTGAGAAAGATGGTAGAATTTATATAAAGAATTTTTCAACGATTGTTGAGGAATTGGACCTGGAGCTACCTCAGCACCGGACATAAGCTATGTATAAAATATTGCTGCTCGGAATAGGTAATAATGAACGAAGATATCAAAAAAGATATAGAAAAAGAAATAAGAACTTGGCATCCAGTCATAAGAGACTATTGGTGGGTTAAATTTTCTAACTACAAAGGCAATATATTATTATTCGTTGGCTCTATTATTACAGGTGAAACAATGACCAGATATTTTACTGACGAAAATAATGCTGTTTATTTCATCAATTGGTTATTTCACCAAGACCCATCTCTTCCGCTCAATACAAAAGAACCAAAATTGCCTAAAACTCGCTTGACAAAAAAATCAAAATAATATATAATCCACGATGATAAAAAACGAAACTACATTTGTGTTTTGCATTAAGTGGTTATCAACAATTGGTGCCTGCGGTTGTGCATTTGCAAGTGCAATGGACTGGTATCCACTTAATGTGTGGTTAGGTTGCCTTGCAGGCATAGGTTGGGTTTATATTGGTTATCTATGGAAAGAATCGAGTATTATTATAATTAATGTAATGATGGCAGTTATTTACGGTGCAGGTATAATTAGGTCGTTTATATGATTTCTGATGATGAGGCTGAAAAAATAATTGAAGACATGGAATATCTATACGGCAAATTACCTAATCCAATCCACGAACCTAAGCGTTCATTATTTTACTTAAAAATGTATAATTATTACCTAAAACGAAAAGGTAAGGTATAAATATTGACAAAGACCAAAAGTCTAATTTAAATTATTTCTCAAAAGGAAAATAAAATGCCAGGTTATCAATCAAGCGGCACAGAAGCCTTACTGGAACTTGCCCAAACAAAACTCAACGAAGACAAAGCCAAAGAAGAGCTTGAACAGTTTTCTAAATCTAAAAAATCAGAAATGGAGAGAATGGTCGAAGCTTTTTCTGACTGCGGTTAATCATATGAAATTATATTTGCCTCTTTTATTACTCATTTGTGTTATTATTGGTATAGTTAAAGTTCAAGGTAGAACACGAATTGAGGAAAATAAAATTAGTGTTGAAAGTGAAGAGTGGCGCTCAACCATCACACCCATATATGATGAATGATGCTAACAATGTTATTAGTATATTAGATAGAATAAAGAATTCAAAATTTTACGAGGTTGATGTAAGTTTTGCACACCCGTATAAACTCCCAAAAAATATACCTTTTGAGGTATTAATTAATGATGGTGAAGCCAAATTTAAAGTTTTGGCAGCTAATGAAGACGAAGCACATATTAAAGTGTTTGAGTATTTAAACAGCATAGATGATGATCCTTATGACCAAACAACATAAAAGAATAAAACAAAGAATCGCCACACAATACGCATTGTTTCGTGGTGATTTGCCATATGGCCACAAAGTAGAAAAAGATAAAACAAAATACAATCGCAAGGTTAAACACAAGGAGAATTTAGATGTTGTTGAGTGATGATGCTAAAAAAAGAATTATTGGTGCCATGACAGAAATGAGTGGTAGTATGTTAAGAGTTGAAGCAGAAAAAGATTTACAGAAAACGATTATTAATGATTTATTTGAAGAATTAAAGATTCCTAAAAAAGTTCTAGGTAAAATGGCAAGAGTTTATCATAAACAAAACTTTGCAGAAGAAAAAGCTACACACCAAGAATTTGAAGAACTATATCATATCATAACCGGAACAAATGATTGAGTGTTGGAATCAATATATTGAATTGGCTAAAGAACCTTTACCATCATCAATTGATTATCATTTGTGGTTTTGGTTTATAGTAGGTAACACATTACAATTTATTCCATTGATTAAATGGATAAACACAGATTGGCCTAACGAGACTGGTGAAGAATGGGTGACCAGATGTCGTAATTTTGATAAACAAGATAGTTGGTGGAAATTATGAACATTAAATACAAGAAAACAAAAAAATGTGCGGTCTGTGGTAAAAAAGACCAAAAAGAAAAATATATCACCCTAACAAAACAAAAAATAAAAGTGGGTGATAGATTGAAAATATTAGAAGAAGTTATTTTATGTGAAGAGTGTGCTACACTCGGAATGGGAGTATAATATGATTGATATGTTTGAAAACTCACAACAAGAAGGTCAAATTTATGATTACATTGATGACCTAGGATTTTATGCAAGTAATCCAGAAGAAGGATGGGCTCATAAAAAGAAAATGTATGAGATTATTTGGGAACTACAATCTCAAATGAAAACTCTTCCTACATTTGCAGAAGAAAAACAGTGGGTCAAAGATAGAAAAGAAACACTAGGTATCAAATGACCTTTGATATCAAATGGATTTCAACCACTTTATTAATTGGTGGTGCAACAGCATTATCACTCAAGGTTCAAAACTTTGAGTATTGTTTTCCAATATTTGTATTAGCACATACGATATTGGCTTATGAATTTAGTATGAGGCATAAAAATCTGCCTCTGTTTATACAGAATTGTTATTTTATTGGACTTAATTCTATTGGCGCTTATGTCTGGCTTATAAAATGAGATATCGTTATATTCCAGAGCAACTTGAGGCAATAAATACAGATACAACTAAAATAAACGAATTCAAAGAAGATGGTGCGTTAAAACTTTTATTCAAATACGCTTTTGATCCTGAATATAAGTTTCTGTTACCTGAAGGTGACCCACCCTTTACACCCGATCCTAACGAGATTGGTGAGACACATGGTCTATTTAAACCAGAAATACGAAAGCTCTATGTCTATACAAAAGAGAACCCGAACATGGAGCCTTTCAAAAGAGAAATGCACTTTATAAGTTTGCTTTCCGATATTCATATTTCAGAAGCAAAAATTTTACTGGCAATAAAGGACCAAAACTTGGGAAAATTATATCCTAATATTACTCATCAATTAGTTAAGGAAGCGGGCCTCTTATGACCAATGTCATATCTATCCGAGATAAAATTAATGAGAAAATGAATCTACTTGAAAGATATGTAGAACTTAATCTACATCAAGTGGATCAATATCGTGTCCGAAAGTTGCTTGAAGAAATACATAAATATTATTCTCTACTAGAACCCGAAGACAGACAATATGTTGATATCATTGACGATATTGTTGGAAGGAATAATGACAAATGGTTTTAAAAGACTGTAAAGAACTTGTAATGTTATTAAACAGTTTGATTGTTGATTTAAGAACTCACATATACCAAGTTGATGATGTTGGAGTGAGACAAAAGTTACACCATATACTTAATTTTTACCGTGATAGGCTTGATAAGCTTGAAATAAAAGAAGATGATTGATAAATTTATTGATTTTATGATGCTCCTGTGTATTATAACACTAGCCTTTTTTATACTTCCCATTTATATTTCAGTGTATATTATTTGGAGAATATTGCATTTTATACTTAATTTGTTTTATAAATAGAGTATAAATCATACATTTCACAGGACTGAATAAATGGCAATTCAACGAATTACTTCCGGTATACTTGAAGATGATATAACCATAACAGGAACACTAACGGGTAATGTAACCGGAAACTTGACTGGTGATGTGACTGGTAATTTAACGGGTGATTCTTTTGGTAATCACACAGGTGCCGTAACCGGTGATGTGACAGGTAATGTAACTGGCACAGCGGCTACAATTACAACAACATTAGATATAGCCTATGGTGGTACAGGCGCAACCAGTTCAACATCAGCACTAGACAATCTTCTACCTGGTGGCGAGGCTTCGGGATATGTCCTTAAAACCGGTGGTGCTGGTTCATATTATTGGGGTTCTGCTAATGTAACATCATCTAATACATCGGTTGGTTCAATAGTAAATTCAACCAGAATCATAACAACAGCTACTGCTTCTCAAACCGTATTCACCACTCCAACTTATACACAAGGCGCTAACCAATTAAGAGTTTACATCAACGGTGTGAGACAATTTCCAAGTGCTTATACAGAAACAAGTAATACATCATTTACTTTAAGTACAGGTGTTGCATCGGGAAGTGTTGTTTTAGCTGAAGTTGATGGTTATATTGATTATACTGTTAATGCTACCGATGTCATATTTTCACCGACAAGTGATGTAACAGCAAATAATGTTCAAGATGCTATTGCAGAGGTTGGTTCAGACTTAACTAACCTAGTTGTTCAAACATCTGGAATTGCGGATGCTAATGTTACAACAGCTAAACTTGCTGATTCTGCTGTTACAACAGCTAAAATTGGTGATGGTGAGGTTACTGTCGCAAAAATATCAGCAACGGGCACCGCTTCATCTGGTACATTTTTAAGAGGTGATGGTGCTTGGCAAGCTGCTGGTGGTTTTTCCAATATGGAAGTGTTTACATCTCCAGGAACATGGACCAATCCAGGCCAAGTTACAAAGGTTAAAGTCACTGTTGTGGGTGGTGGTAGTGGATATTTTGTTCAACCAGGCAGTTGGCCCGTGGGAACTCAAACAACAACACCCGGTGGTACATCTTCTTTCGGTTCTTATTGTTCCGCTACTGGAGGCACAGGTTGGAGCACAACCACACCTGCCACAGCTGTCATATCAATTGCTCCTGGTGGAGGTTTAGGTGGTGCTGGTACAGGTGGTGATTTAAATATTCCGGGTACTCAATGGTTTGATTCATCAGGTAGTTTAAGTAATGTTCCTCGTGGCGCACCGCAACCTAGCGGTCCTCAAGATTTTAGTCGAGGCGGCGATACTTACATAGGAAGAGGTGCCTCTTCAACTTCAAATGCTGTGTATGGTGGCGGAGGTTGGACAGATGCCAGCGTATCTAATACTGGTGGTGGTTTTGGTGGTGCTGGTGGTGGAACAGCCATTGAAGTTATGGCAATACCAACATCGCCGGTTCCAATAACTGTTGGCTCAGCTGGTCCAAATCTAACAAGTCCCAATGCCTCAGGTAGAGGTGGTGCCGCTGGTGTAGTAATAGTAGAATATTAAGGATATTTAAATGGCAAATACAAAGATTAATTCTGAGCAAATAGAAACCAGTGCAATTACAACAGACAAACTTGCACCAGGTCAAGTCACCTCAGCTAAATTAGGTCCAAATGCTGTAACTGCACCAAATATAGGTCCAGGCGCTGTAACTTTTCCAAAAATATCAGCAACAGGCACAGCATCATCTAGCACATATTTAAGAGGTGATGGTTCATGGGCATCAGCAAAACCATCATATGCAAGAGAGCGTGAAGTTTTTTGGAATCCAGGAACATGGACAAAACCATCTACTACAAGTTCAGTTAATGTTTTGGTTGTTGGTGGTGGAGGTTCAAATGGTGTTCAACCCGGTCAAGGTACAGGAAACTCAGGCGCCGCTTCATCATTTGGTTCTTTTGTAACTGCCAACGGTGGTGTTGCTGGTTCACATCAGTCAAATTCACCACAAAACCACGGTTTACCAGGAACCAGTACCTATAATTCTGGTACGGCTACAGTGATTGGCAAAAGCGTTCACAATTTGCCAGGTGGTGCTTTTCCGGGTTATGGTCAAAACAGTATTGATCCAGCTATACCACAAATAAATTCTAACACACCCGTAGCTTATGGTAATTTAAGCGGTGGCGGCACACCTTTTGAACAAATTCAGTTTTGGGCTGAAGGAAGTTTTGCGGCTGGCATATACACAGGCCCAACACTAAATTATGTAAAAGTTAAAACCAACGCAAACTTACCAATCATAGCCTACGGTGCAGCTGCTAGAAGAGATGATGGAACAGGCACATATGGCAATCCAAGTTACTCAGGCAATGCTGGCGGTGCAGGTGGTTGGGCTGAAGTTCAATCAATTCCTGTTTCAGGTCCGGTATCCGTAACCATTGGTGCTGGTGGTACAGCGCATCCAAATGGTGATAGTCACCATGGTATGAATGGTATAGTTATTGTAGAATATTAAGGATATTATAAATGGCAAAAAAAGCATTAATTAGTTACATTGAACCTAGAGGTGTTTATGGGTTTCGAGTGGTTGATGTTGTGGAATCAGGTAATGAATATGAAACTTCAAATAATTTAGAATGGAAAAATTGTCCTGACCATGTTATAGCTGATGATTATTGGTACTCAATGCAATATAATCAATTCAAACTGTCTGACATTGGAAGTGCAAAACTTCCTGGAAATCATAATCCTATTCCAGATTTAGCTACAGATGATGATGGAAATCTGCTTGAAGAAGCGGAATATGATTGGGAAAATGAAACTTGGGTTAGAGTTACTTTATAATTTTTTTTTGAAAGTATATTATGAAAACAAAAGATACGGTGAAGTTCTTTGAGCAAAACAAATATGTTCATCTTAAAGATTTTTTAGATATAAACAATTGTGGTGAACTTACACAAATACTCCAAAATTTAGTTGCAACCGGCCAAACAACCAAGGATTCACAATGTCCTAAGTCTGAGGCTATTCATGGCAACATTACCTTTGATACACTTCTTAATGATTTAACACCACACTTTGAAAAGGCCTGTGGTAAAAAACTATATCCAACATATTCATACGCTCGTCTTTATAAACCAGGTGAGACGCTAACTATCCATTCAGACCGTCCAGCTTGTGAAATCAGTGCTACTATTACATTAGGGTTGCAAGGAAAAGCTTGGCCAATATTCATGGCCGACCCAGCCTTTGATGAAAGTGAGGCTGAGAAATATAAATCACAAGGCACCGGCCAATTTGAAAATATCAAAGTTAAAAATATATCAAAGGTGAATATGAGTGTTGGTGATGCTGTTTTATATCGTGGCATGGATAAAATACATTGGCGTGAAGAATTTGAAGGTGAATGGCAGGCACAAGTATTTTTACATTATGTTGACCAAGATGGTCCACACGCTGACCAAAAATATGATGGCCGTGAAAGCTTGGGTATTTCAAAAACAGATGTCACACAAAGAGATGGACAGAGGATTTTAACAGATGCTGCTGTATTTCAAAACCATTTATCACTCAAATTTTGTCAAAGAATCATTAAAGAATATTCAAAGAAAAAGCACACTAAAGAAGAACCTTACATAGGAGGTAGCGGTGATAGTGGTACTGTTGATAGAAATATAAGAGATGTTCAAAGATTGTTATTACCACAAAATCAAGGCATTGGTGGTATTCTTACATCAACAGCACTCAATTCTAATCACTATTGGTGGCAATATGATATCACCCACAGTAACCAAACAGAATTTTTAATGTATGAACCTGACGGCCACTACAATTCTCATGTTGATACCTTTCATGCACATAGTAACGAAACACGCAAATTAACCGCATTGGCATTTTTAAATGATGATTTTGAAGGCGGTCAATTTTATATCAATGCAAATGGTAATCTGTATTACCCACCACAACAAGCAGGAACAGTATTAGTTTTCCCGTCTTTTATGGTACATGGTGTTGAACCTGTTACAAAAGGGATTAGATACTCTGTTGTCACATGGATGGTAGGACCATATTTTAAATAATGGAAAAACCAAATTTTATTGAAGTTTATAATAATGTTTTAGAACCAAAATGGTGTGATGACACCATTGAGTTGTTTGAAGAATTCAGTCAAAAGGGTCTTACTTTTAGCCGAACTAAATTTGATAAAACAACATCACACATAAAAGACGATGAAATGTTATTTTGTTCATCACTCAACTTTGAGCACATAGCCATAGATTATTATGATTATTTTACCCACAACTTTAAAACTAAAGCTTTGGATCCCTATATTGAAAAGTATTCTATTTTAAATAATTTTGACTTGGGTTTTTATGAAATAAAGATGCAAAAAACATTACCTGGCCAAGGGTATCATACATGGCATTGTGAAGAGGGTGATAGAACAATAAACAATAGAAAATTAGCATGGACAGCATATTTGAACGATAATTTTGAGGCTGGTGAAACTGAATTTTTATATCAACAATATAGATACAAACCTAAAAAGGGCGATGTTGTTATTTGGCCAACAGCATTCACTCATGTTCATAGAGGCAATCCGCCCATAGATGGTATAAAATACATACTAACGGGTTGGATAGAAATTTAATGCCTGGTGTTTATAAAGAAAAAGAATGTCCAAAATGTGGCATCAAACACCGTAAACGAGGTAAATATTGCTCTCAATCGTGTGCTTCACGATCATTGGTGATGCCAGAAGAGGCCAAAGAAAAGATAGCAGAATCAATGAAAGAGCAGATGAAGTCACCGGACCGAATTGCTCAAACAAGACTAGCAAGAGAAGGTCATTCTGTAAATCCAGATGATTTTGCCATTGCTATACCTGATATTAAAGAAATGCCCGATGATTATGACAATTGGGAAAAAGGAGAAGATTGGTGATTGTACCGTTATCAGAATTAGATGTTTATGATGAGGGTGAAATTGATTGTCTTAAAATAACTGATAAAGAATACCATGACCGCATACAGGCCATGGGTCTTAAATGTAAAATGCCTTGCCGTGTTGACGGTAAGTTATATGGAAATTATAGAGTATCTGTTGGTCAAGGTTATACAACCACGCTAGCAATACGAAAAAGTGATGCAAAAAACATTTATATTAGTTATAGTCCTTCTATGTAGCGGATGTGGTATATTAGTCAAAGAACTTGGTATAGTTGGCACCACATCAACCGCCACAGAGACCACCTATTCTACCTACGAAGTGTTAGAAGCGGCCAAAACGGGTGCTGATATCGTAGTGTATTCAGAAACAGGCAAAACCACCACCGATATTGCACTATCAGAAATAACTCAAAAAGATTGTAAGTTTTTTGATTGTAAGGAGAGGTCGGTTGAAGAAATCTTCCTCAACCAACCAAGAGTGAAAAGAATTACAGGTCAGTCCTGTGGAACACGAATGTATTCCGATTGGCCTTGCATGGAGGCCGAAGGTTGCATAATACTTGAATAATGATTGTCAATCCGAATATACAGAATACCACACAAACAACCTACCATACCGGCCTTAATTAAGATTTCAACCACAGTATATACTTCTTCAAAAACTTCAATTCAAACGCCTTTCGGTATCTATCAAACACCATATAAACAATATTGGTTGGCCAAAAACAGATAGTCCAAATAAAATCAAACGGTGTATGAATAGCAAACAGAAAGTTTTTCACATAGCGTGTTGTGTAACTGGCGATACAGAAACCCACCAGTAAATAAGCAATTAAATAGTCCATTTGTATAATTTCTCCAATGTTTTTTCATAATCTCCCATGTGACGAATACCATATCCCGCTGCTTTTGTAGTCCAGTCATTGATATTGGATATTCTATCATCAATGAGAATGTCACCAGGCTGACAATGTTTCCACTTATCAGCACTGTATGGGCCTAAAAATAATGGAATACCAGGAAAGTATTCTTCCACCCAATGCGATTTATCCCACCAGGCCCAACCCATTTGAGTATCACTTGGTATCGCTGAGAGAAATCGTAACTCTAAATTCTTTTCTTCACAAAATTGCTTGAGTTTAAATACGAAGTTGTGAGCCCCATCCATAACGGGCAACTTACTGTATAGTCTTCGGTCTTTAGCCAGTTTTAACCAGTTTGTGCGGTCATATTTGTATTCACCACGCTCTTCAGGTCGATAACCCAATACCTTTTTACCATAACCATGAAAGTCCACCACCACACCATCTAAATCACAATACAATATATTATTCATACTAATCCTAAATTAATTAACCAACCATACACATAAAAACCTAATAATACACAGGCATTTACAAACCCTAATAACCACCACCATATACTCATATTAATTAAACCATTTCAAAGAAGTTGTGCCATTAAAACCTTTGGTCCAAACAAACCAACCATAGGCCACCGCATTACTTGTCTGATTCGCAAAGTCACCATTCATCGCACATTGTATCCTTGATGAACTGATATACACCGTTTCGGGTGGTGAACTCAAATATAATGCCTTTCGACCTTTACCCTCCAAGTATCGTATGGGTAAAAACAATGCCATTTTCTTACCTGTCTGTAAGATATTCAAACCTTTTTCTATCCATGCGTCCAGTACATGATAGGGTGGATTTGTAATGATATTCATATCCGTTTCTAAATTGGTGATATCCAGAAAGTCCTGTACCGTGCCATAGCCTCTATCAATTAAGTCAGAACTCACCACCTCATAACCATAGTCAATCATTACCTTGGATAAATGCCCCTCACCACACGCACACTCCCATATTGGACCAGAGAATTCTTCCATTTCCAATAACATTCGCACTGCCGCTGGGTCAGTCGCATAGTAGTCATTCTTTTCTCTATCCAATTCAGAATGAACCGATGCCGCCATATTACTATATACGGCGTTTTTATTGCCTACCCAATCTTTACTCACATTACCTCGCACGAACTCGCATAACTCTTATATGGTTTATACGAAGTTAGGATTCCGATTTGTTTCGTTACCCAATCATCCGCAAAGTTTTTTATATTAAAGCTGGTCGATACCTCATCAAAGTTACCGTCCTTATAATTCACTATCACTTTCACTTTATACACACTATTCTCCTAGATTTACACAAGGGTTAAAACCTTTATCAGACGACCAGACCACTTCTCCGACCATACAGTCGCTCATACGACCTGTTTTCTCTAAACCAACAAAACCCCAAAATATCACACCTAATACTAACATTATACCTATCACTAACAATTTCATAACTATCTCCTATATAAGTAACCGCCTGCCCAATCAGCAAACTTTTCTAACATTTCCACATCATTTAACACATTAAACCTCACACCTTTGGCTGGTGCTTTCCAACTCGCAGGTTTATACATATCGCCACTACTTTTCTCAACAAAGGCATGCACACCACGCTGTTTTATTCTACCGTCTTCCGATACATAACCGTTGATTATCTTATAGTATTTCTTACCCTCTTCCACTACAAAGTCAAAGTCCAAGGTAGAATATTCTCTGTACCGTACCAACATTTGCTTGATAATCCGATTGATATTGTTTAAAACCAACACCTCTTTATTCTCTATCACTATGTCCATTATCTCGCCTCCAAATACATATTCATATTAAACTCACCCTTTGCTACTGCATCTTTTAACCTTGGTGGTACATAACCTTTTGTAAAGAGCGCTTGTAAA